TCGGCTAAGATAGCCTTCCTGGCCAGCATCATACTGCAGGGCAGCACCCTGCGCCTTGACCGGGGCATACCCCATGCCAGTGGATTGCACATATTCCTCATACGCCTTGTTCGACGTATACCGGTCAAACAGATCGGTATATTCGGGATTGTGCTGCTTGAGATTCGTGCCGAACCATGCGGCAACACCAGGCCAGAGGTCATGCGGGTGATTGCTTGTGGTAATAAGAGCCATTTCAAGAGCCTCCTATCAAACGCCGGTTCGTGCATTAGCAAGCTGATGCTTGTTAATTTTCACGAGCCACTTGGCATTGGTTCCAAAATCGTTCTTCTGAGCCGGTGAGAGGCCAACAAGAGAGAGGGCCAATGTCGCTGTGGTGGCTTTTGTGCTGGAGTCAATCTCCATGGCGGAGCGACCAGTTGCGGTGTTACCCGAACCAACGACAAGTGAGGCATTCAGACCCGTGTCGGCAGCGGCCAAGGCCCCACCAACGGAATCTTCCTGAATTTCGAAAAGAACACCAGGATCATCGACAACCAGAACCATGCCGCCAGTGCTGGCAGGAATGTATTTCTGGTCCAGATTTGCGCCATCGGGGATAAAACCGCAGATAACACCAACAATGGCATCATCTGCAGCAGCCTGAACGACGCCGGAAACGCCGTCTGCGTCAGCCGTGCCAGAAAGCTTAACGGCATCACCGATGAAAAGGGAAGTGGCGTAGCTTGCAGCCACGCTGTATTGGTTTACGGAACCGCTGTAGGGCGAGCCAGACGCATTGCGAACAGCGCGAAGCCCAAACGGTGCATCAACATTGGCCATGGGGGCCTCCATGTCTATGCGTTAATTTTTGGAAATCTTCTGTCGCCTGTGCGTCGGCGGAAACGGTGCGAGTCTGCTTATATCAAGGACCGTATGTCATCAGCCTTTTATGACAATCTGATCTGACTTGTCATTCAGATCGCGCCCGTCGTCTGCGCTCCGGTTGTATTGACCACGCTTGATAATGCCCATGCGCTTGTCAACACGTTCCTGGATAATCGCAGTATCTTCTTCGTAGAACTTCTTTGGCATCGCCATCAGGTAGCGGTAAACCGGGTGGCCCATCTGGCTCTTGCCCGCAACATCGCGCCGCCTTGTATGCAAGAGATTTACATCTTCAATGCAATTTCCTGCATCATCAATGAAACGAAAGCCCATGTCAAGGGCCTTCTCCAGATTGCCACCACTATCATTCACATAGCGATAGACAAGGTTCTTTTTTCGGTTCTTGATGGTGCCGCCAACAATATCAAACGGCTTGCGGCGCATACTGTTTACCTTGGGCCGGTTCATGATGCGCGCAAAACGCAGTGTGCCTTCCGGGCGCTCAGGTTGTCCATCATCAGTCATATCATGACTCCTTACTGCAGGTTCTCAAAATAGGATATTGCATAATTATCACGAACCGCCTTGCGTTCTTTCGGGTCATCAGGAGAAAGCAGGTCAGGCCATGCCTTAAGCGCATTCTTGCGTGCCCTGGATGGCATATCTCCCCACGTCTTTCTGTCACCGCGCCTGCCAGGTGCTGCCTGCCTGCCGGTTTCAACACGCGGTGGCCGTCTGCCATTAGTTTTACTATTAGACGTTGAAAACTTTTTGTTCACGGCAGCTGTAATCTTGTCATAAAAGGCCCGCCCCTCGCGATCCGGGGTATGACCTGTATCGGCAAGCTGACCTGCAATCATCTCGGCATAGGCTGCCTTATCGGGATCGTTGCGCAGGCCAGTCTGGCCATCAACATCATACCAGTCATTGTCCTGAAGCCATGACGTAAATGCTGCATCATCATTCGGGTCATAACCAGAATCCCGGGAGACATCGGGGACCTGAACATCCGGCAAATCAACAAGCGCATCCTCTTGTTTTCGCAGGGCTCTGTATTGATCGGCGTTGCCCTCGTCAACAGCGCGCTCCATTTGTTCCCGAAGCTGCTGCCGCTCGATTTCGAGTTTCTTCTTGTCACGTTCGGCCATAACCTGAAATGTTCTGGCTATGATTTCCCTTTGTTTGCGATCATCCTCATGCTGCTCACGCAGGCGTCGATTATCCTTTCTCAGCTTTCCATTGTCGGCCTCGAAGTCCATATTGAACTCACTGGCTGGACGCCAGTTTGACGTGTCGCCCTTCCAGTTCTCCTTGGATTTCCATCCCCGTGCCCGAGCAATCGTCTCGGCTATTTTATCCTCAAGATTGTCAGATTCATCATCATGCTCATCCGCTTCCTGATGCTCCTGTTCCTGTTCAGATTCATCAGCCGTATCATCAGATTCGAGAGGATCAACAGTGTCCTCCTCCTCGATAATGTTTTCTTCTTCACTCATTGTGCTTCCTCCTGAAAGGCAATGATATCCGATGCGGGCATAACGCGGTATTTCAGACCGTTATTACCCTCGACAAGATCACCGGAATACCTTTGATAGATAGCTTGGTGACCAAGCATCTTGCGCCCGGCACCAACAAAATAATCATCGTGTCCAGGCGTGCCGAGTGTAAAGGCCAGCTCCCCCATGGCCACAATAACGCCTGTTTCCTCAGCCATCTGGTCGCGCTCACGCGTCTTGTCTGGAATAATAATCCCGCCTTGCGTTTTTTCCTCACGCTGTTCAGGCAGAACAAGCACGTTGTAACCCGTTGGAACAATGCCGCCACAATCCATGTTTTTACTCATGTTTCCTGATCCCACTCGTAATGTGTTGACAATTCATCATGGTCAATTTCCGTCACAGCCATGACACCACGTGCAAACCCCGCCCGGGTAATCAGCTCTGTCTTTTCAGATTCATTTGGTGACATATGATTCCACAGGCTTTCTGTGACGGACTCCTTCATCCAAGCGTGTTGCTCGGAAAGATAATCCATAAACATTTCCGTCATCGGAGAGTTGCGCCATTGGTCAAACTCGTCCTTGCTGACCGGGGGGTGCCTGTTGCTGTTGTCGTTTTGCATTTTCGTCTTGGCTCCTTGCCAGATTTATGGCCTCTCGCAATTCCTGCAAGTGCCTGAAATAAACGTCGATTTGCTGACCGGCTTCCTGAGCCTCCGCCTTGGCGATTTCGCCCTCTGCTTCAGCAAGGTTCTTTTCTGCGCGTGTTTTCAATTCCGCAATTTCTGCCTCGATATGATCTGCAGCGGCCATAGCGCGCACACGGTCAGTCTCGGCACGCATCTTGTTGATTTCGGTTTTCGGATCGGGTCCGGGTTCTTCAATCAACTCTGCATAATCGGGAATACCGGCGGCATCGAGGGCACGGGCCGTGCCTTTGGCGCGATTGATTGCCGCTCCTTGCTGCATGGAACTGAGGATAAACTGCGCCTTGGCCATGCGCAGTGTGGATGACGCCATTTGCGGATCAGAAAGCGGAGATATTCCAATTTCATCGGAGGCATAATCCTCCTTGACCACGGCTTCACCCGTTCCGAGCAGATTGAAATACACCGTTTGCGGCATATACAGGGCGTTTTGGTGAAATAGCAGCTTCAGCTCTTTTTTTATGGAACGGTGGAACCGCTTGAATATGGCACTGAATTGCTTGGCCCCCTGTTCTGCGAGAATCATTGCCGTCCCCGGTGCCAGGTTGGCGTCCACCTTTCCAGTCATGATATCGCTGATAGAGGCAATTTCCTTGGCTGCTGCTATCATCGTCCCCAGCAGATTGAACAAAACACCGGAGGGGCCTTCTATACGCATCTGGTAAATGTTTTACGCCAGCGTCCGCCCCGGAGCATCGACCATCTTGAATTCACCCGGCTTGAAGTCTCTGGTGCCGCCACGCATTCTCAGGCCCTTGGCGATCCATCCCATTGGCCTGTTGGCAAGAGCGCCGGAATCCAGCATCTGGTTGATTGTCGTGTTGATCCCCCGGTTCAGATTGCCAAGCAGCCAGCCAAAACCAAGGCTGTAAAACTCACCCTTGGGGTGCGGAATAAAATCATATTTAATATATGAGATTTGCCTGTCGATATAGAGAATCGCATCATCATCATCAGAATGCACATCTTCAACATCAAACGCCCGGACAATGGAGACAACATGACCTCCTGCGCGGGAGAATGTCACAATATAGGGTTCAGGATATCCGTCATCATCAATATCAATGAGACAATGCTGTTCGACAAATGGAATCAGTGCATCATCGTCATCGGGCTCAGGGTCCCCGGCTGACGATTCTTCCTGCGCATCGTCAATATCGTTGTTACGCAATACGTCAATATCGTAATCAATCCACACGCCGGTATTCATGCGTTTACGGATTTCTGACGGATAGAGGTTGACCATTTCGGAAATACGCGGAGCCTTGTCCAGAGACGGCGCATAATTGTTGACAACAAGTTCTGTTGCTGGCAGCCATTTGGAGAGCATTGTGCTGGTTTCTTGATCGACATACCGCTTTCTGAACGCCACACCAGCAATCGGCAGGTAATGCAGCATGGCGTCAGTATCGGATTCCCAATCTTCATCCTGTTCCAGCAACTGCCATGACATATGCCTGGAGATGCGGTCCGCCTGAGCGGCCTTTTCCCCCGGCTTGACCTTCCACAGGGTCTCTCCGGTTTGTGGGTTTACGGCAGGATTCCCGTCCGATGCAAGCACCGGCACACCGCCGTCATAGCCATACACGGTGCCTTTGACAATTTCCTTACCGGGCACGACGGCAGGATAAGCACGGGCGGCAAACTGGATCGCGGCAACAGTAATGATGGGATACACCATGTTTGCGGCCTTCGGCCATGGCGTGTTCTTTGGGTTTGACACCTGCAGGGCCAGGTCCATGGCCTCGGCATTCAGCTTAAGCCACTCAGAGCGGCTTTCCATATCGATTTCAAGACCGCGCTTGCAGTCACTGCCTATGGAGAGAAGTTTGTTTTTGGAAAGAATGGATGCGATATTGTCGGTTGCAAGAATCTCGTCAATGGAAACCGATACCTCGGAGGCCTCATAATCCTCGTCGGCATCATCTTCCATATTTTCTGAAATTTCAGGCAAATTTTCCTGCATGTTCTTCAATATCCGCAAATTCTATCTGCGCCCATATCATTGTCCGTCATGTCTGTCAACATGTCATCGATATCGTATTTGTCCTCGATCAGGGGAACGTCCTCCAGGAATGTCATGCTGACGGCATCGGCAAAATCCGGGCTTCTCTTGAACAGGCGTTTCATTTCCGGTTTGGAGAGTATTGCGACCTTTCTGGTTTTTCGGGACATGACTTCTGTGATAATTCTCAAATCTTCGAGGAAGTCGGCATTGTCCGGGATATCGGCTGAGAGCATCCATTTTCTCATGCTTCTGAACAGGTCGTGTCGTTTATTGGTGTAAAGCGAAGGATTGCTTGAGGTCCATGCTGCATTGACTGGTGTGACATTATCAACACCGGCATGAGAGAGGATATCGACCACTGAGCCGCCGATCCCGGACTCATCGATAAAGATTGTTTGTGCAGGGATGGCAGATTGTGCGCGCAGGATATGTTTTGAGGCTTCGACCATATCGGTATCCGGATATTTTTCGAACCGCAGCAGCTTCGGCCCTTGCCGCCAGCAGATGACTGTGGCGTTCTCGCCAAAGCGGGCAATATCGACACCCATGACGACGGGGTGCAGGGCCAGTTCTTCGTCGGGGACTGACCTGACAACTGCGGCCTCTATGTCTTTTTGTGCAAAGAATTGGTTTGACGAGGACCGGGGGAATTTTCCGAGCACGCGCACGCGCACGAAGTCATCTTCTATTCCGTAATCATCGACAAGTTCCTGAAAGTAGGCTTTATTCGCCATTTTCGCTGTCCGGCTGTCGATAGACCGTGTGTTCCAGCGATGGGACAGTTTATGGAAAACATTATAGAACCAGCCCTCGTTTCGGGTCGGGTTTCCGAAGGCAATATGTGTTGCTCCGTCGGTTGTCAGCGATCCGGCCACGACGTTCCAGATTTCATCAGCGATGCTTGAGGCTTCATCCATGAGCACCATGGAGTATTTTTCGTGCTGACCGGCGAAACTTTCGGAATTGGTTTCCGACCATGGCGTTGCATTGCAAATCCATGTCATCGGTTCGTCTTTGTGGGTGTATTTTGTTTTTTCGAGCACCAGCAATTCTGCAAATGCGGACATGTTGTGCCATTTGGCCAGTTCACGCCATGTTTTAGACATCAACTGCCGCTCGGTATTGGCGGTAACGGTGACAAAGCAGTTTGGCCTGGTCAGCATGTAGGCGTGGATTATCCATGCTATCAGCGCTGTTTTGCCGATTCCGTGCCCGGATGCGACGGCAATGCGCACTGGACCGCCTTCCTGCTCGGCGCGCTTCAGATCAGCGGACAGATCGTCAAGAACATCCTTTTGCCATGTATCTGGCCCGGTTTGCTTGGCAAGTCTGCCTTCTCCCCACGGAAACGCATCCATAATCAGGCCATGAAAGTCATACCTGTATTTGGCGATCAAATCCGCCAGCATGACGTTGCGCTGTTTCTGTGTGATTTTCTGCCGTGACAGCGCTGGGACGTCCCCGGTCATTCCAATTCCTCGATTTCAGCTTCAACCACTTCGCACTTAACATCAATGAGTTGATCTTGTTTCTGATTTGTGACCCTGTGCTGTTCTTTTTTGTCCTCGTCGGCGTATCGTCTGTTGAGCAGTTCGGTCAATTTCTCTCCGGTTTCAAACTTCACCTGTTTTTTATCGCCGTATGTATCCGGGTCCAGCTTTGACATCAGCCAGTGCAGGTTGTCTGCGGCATTTCTGAGTAATGTCGGGTTGATTTGCTCTCCCTCACCGACGGTATGTTCTCCCTTGAGTGCCTTGTCGAAGATGTTGCACAATTCCTGCATACGTTCATCGGCATCAGCGCGGCGAACTTCCATTTGCGCTGCCCTGGCGCGCTGATATTGCTCCCATTTCCCGGGATTCCGGCGCAAATAATTGAGAAATCCGGTAATGGGAACGTTACGGGGCAGTGTGTCGCTCTTGAAGTGTGTTCTCAGCACATCATAGATGGCTCTTTTGAGCGTATCGCCTGACCCGATACGGGAGAGAATGGATTGCCAGCATCTGTGCCATTCATAGCTGAATGTGTATTCCTTGAGTGCCATGTTTTATGCGGGCCTTGGCGGACGCGGATATTTATCAATGATGTATTGAAGGGCGAAGATGTGCATTGGTTTTAATCTGTCGGGCCGCATTGCCCATGTATTGACGATTCTTTCTGACACGCCGAGGATTTGCGCAATTTCG